GATCTCGCCGTTCATTGCTCACGGGCCTACGGCCCTAGATCGTTAAGATAACCCAATCAGATACCCGTACTTTTGTCATAGTGTGCTTTTGTCGGAGCGTGCGCTGTAAAGTCATTACTTGTTCAGCAAGAAACCAACTTTATTCGATCTTCAGAAAAGATTCCTTCCTTCGGAAGGAAGTTAGCCATTACAATGACTTCGACATATTCTACTATCTTCAAAACGGGTTCATATTTCCCGCTTTGAATTATTCCATTCTTAAATTCCTCTAATAACCCATAATTTAAATAATCCTCTTTGCATCTTGGAATATCAAATATAACAATATCCTCGTAATTATACAGTCTACATATATCCAATGATTTTCCTCCTGGAGAATAAAACGCATTTCTCGTCTTCATTAGATGTTTTGCATACGTTGTCTTTCCTTCTCCTCCATTTGGGCCATAGACCCAAATTATTCTCCGATGACATGGCTGCGCCATGATATTCTCCACCTCTGATGTCCAAGCACTGAAAGAAGTTCTCCAGCTATTCATCGCCTTCGTTTTATTCATCTCTGCTTGTACTCTGTATAATGTATCCTTACTTCTATCGAAGGTGTTAGGACAATCATATAAATACTCCAAAGGCCTTTTGTGCGTTTCACGCATATCCTGTATGACATCAAATAAATTATCATTACATGACAATTTAAATGAACCAAACTCGAAGGGACCTTCGATTCTTGTATCTTCCTTCATACAGTATGACCGCGCTTCTTCTTGGCTTCCCTTTCGTTTCTCAAGGTGTGCGCCTGGGAAGAAGCCTCTCATCTGCTTCAGAGAGCTTCGTCTCTTCATCTCGACATAACCTTGCACATGACGAGTACCCTCCTGTCCCCTCTCCACTTGATATACCATATATTTTATCTCATCCCTCATCACTGGTAGTGTTGTGGGATTGTTGATGGTGAACATCCAGCATACCACATATCGCGCCATTCTGTCGTCGATGATGATCTTGTAATGGAGAGGGGGGAGGTCTATTTATAGATGCAAATGTCCCGTCCCGAGCGCTGGGGGTAATAATAAGCCCCAGCGCTTACGTGGCGCACTAACTCGGGACATCT